AAATTCGTTCATCTCAGGACTCCTCAAAACGGAATATCGGACAAATCGTCTATCGTGTCCCCTACAGGTACTGGTTCCGGCATTGGGCCGAGTTGATAACCTACGATCCGTTCGTATTTTTCACCAGTGATATAACGAACACGAATTTTTTTCGTATATGCTAACCCACCACCTTGCGCAATTTCAACAGCGCGCTGTGCGGTATCCGGTACCGGATCGGGTGAGCGCTGCTTCCACCACTGTTCGGCTTTCCAGCGCGGATAGCCCGTATGCTCGAAACAAATCCATTCGGAAATCCAAGTCGAATTCGCGATCTTATACTCGACACGCATTGTATTCGGGGCGCCCGGCGGCGCATTTCTTTTTTGATAGACGCCATACCGAATGTCCAAAACTTCATATTCAGTTTCACTCACTTGCCCGGACAGTACCTCAATACTACTAGCCGACGCGGTATGGCGTTTGCGTTCTGGCGGTGGAAACTGATAGCCGCAATCCGGACAGGCTGCGTAACCAAGCGCGATCACTGTATGACACTGCGGACATTCTTTAGCAGACGCTTCCCCTACACCCCGACCGGGCGCACGTGGTAGTATTAAACAGTCTACCGGTCCATGCCGTAAAGCGTTGCCTCCAAAATCGAGAATCAAACAATTTTGTTTACCGGGATAAGTGCGGAATCCGCGGCCTACCATTTGGTACCAGAGGCCCGGCGACATTGTAGGCCGCAAAATTGCGACGCAATCAATATTCGGCGCATCGAATCCAGTCGTTAAGACGTTTACATTCACCAGAAATTTTAGTGGTTGGAGTGGTTGCTCAAAAAGGGTTTGGCGTGCCGTCTCATATCGAAATCGCGCAATCAATTCGGCGCGTTCAGCACTCGGCGTCTGGCTATCAATAAACCCGATATCTTGCCCGGATAATTCTCTCAATATTTTTGCTACGTGTTGTCCATGTTGCCGACCAGACGCAAATACTAATACGCTTCGCCGGTCGTGAGTATACATAAGAATTTCTTTGCAGGCAGCCGCAACCAGCCAATCCTCGTCCATCAGCTGTTCGACTTCCGTTGCAATAAATTCTCCAGCGTGCACACGAAGCGATTGAAAATCCACTTTCTGCGCGCTCGTTTTGGTGATGAGTGGACACAAGTAACCATCACGAATCAATTCCCGAATACTAATTTCGTAACAAATATGATTCAGAATGCCATCTGGCGTACAAATTGGTCCACTTGTTAACCGAAACGGCGTGGCCGTGAGTCCTACCACGCGTAAATAAGGTTGGTTCTCTTTAAGCGCCGCCAATAGCATTTGATACATGCTGTCACTATCGGGCGGAATCAGATGAGCCTCGTCGACGATTACTAAGTCAAATGCCCCTAGCTCATAAGCCTTTTTATACACCGATTGAATACCAGCAATAAGGACTGGTGTATCGGTATCCCGGCGATTCAAACCAGCTGAATATAGTCCGATAGAGACGTGTGGGCACAACCGCTGAATCTTTTCAGCGTTTTGTTCCAATAACTCTTTCACGTGTGCGAGGACTAAAACCCGACCTTGCCAACGGCATACGGTATCGGTAACTAATTGAGCGATCACCCAGCTTTTCCCGGCCGCTGTCGGTAGAACAACAACTGGATTGTCGTCTCGTGTTTGCAAGTGATGATAAACTGCCTGGACGGCCGCCTGTTGATATGGGCGAAGACTCATCGAGACGCTAACCCCTCTAACCCTTTATGTGCCCGGCGAATCATATATGGCATCGCTGGAAGAATCTTCCCGTCTAGAAATATCGGGTGGAAATTGCGCGTTTTTCGCTTCAGGAAATTCGGTCGCTGGGAAGCAACCGTTAAATGGCAGCCGCTGTTGCCCAACTTCTTCAAGCAGCACAAATAACCGGTGTTCAGCAGCCCGCAATTCTTCCTTTTTGTCACGCACGGCTTCTCGCAATACCTCCAGTTCCTCCTGCAATTGTGCAACATATTGTTTTTGATCGAGTATATCCTCTAACCAGCTTTTGAATCGCGACATAAATTGGCTGGAATCGTAACCGGGATGTTCATGATTGGTAACCACAGCATAATCTCCTTTCGCAAAAAGATTACGTTGCCTGAATTTCCGAGCCGTCTGGTAGGATACAACGGTTACCTAAAATCGGCACCGTATATAGCGTATCGCTCCGGCGGCCTAAATAACCCAAAATAAACGCGTGCACCCACTGAACTGGCCGGCCCGTTCCCCACAGTGGTACTAACTGACAAAGACAACCGGCGCTTCGAGCTTCGATAATCCGACTAGGTGTCCAGATGTTTTGCATAATTGCCGCGTCGGCTGAATGTGTATGCCCGTGAATAACGCTTTTCCCCTGACTCATCAGAAGATGATTTTTTGTAGCGTGTCGCGCATATGACCACCCGTGTACCGCTACAATCCTTGTGTTGATTCGGTAATAGGGATACCGACCGTTCGCTGACCCATACGGAATATATTGGCATTTGCGTCCCTCTGTTAACCGAATTCGTGGAGCTAACATAGAATACGCTCCCCGCCCCTCGGACGTAGCGGCTGCCCAACGATCCAACCGATATTCATGATTGCCCTCTAACAATACTAGGTGTCGACAGGTCGCTTGCAGCCGATCTAGTAATGTACAGGCGGTATTCAAATCATCAATGTATTCGGTTTGCGGAGCGCCCCAAACGGGCGGGTAGGGACTGAATTGACTACAATCAAGTAAATCGCCTAAACAAATAATCAAATCTGGCCGGATCCGTTCGGCCGCTCGACAAAATACTTCCAGAGCGACGGGATGATGAAAGGGGATATGGACGTCCCCAAACACCAAGAGAGTTTTGCTGCCACTTTTTGCCATGAGGAATTTTCAGTGCTGTGCGAGTGTTAAATATAACTGGACAGCCAATCGAGGTAAATCTTCTAGACGCACAATTGCTAGCCATGGCCGAAGGTTACTTCGATACAGGACGACTGGAATATTTTCACCAGCGTCTTGAGAAGCTTGGTCTATAGAGGGATAAATTTGAAGCTTCTCGACTCGTTTGACCTCAAAATGTACGCCCGGAATGGCCGTCCGGATATCCGGCGCTTCCGGCACACCACAATACTGGCGCCCCCGATATGCCTCGACGTGAAAAAGACGCGCAATTTCTGCGGCCGCTTCCCGCTCGCCGCGGCACCCTTTCCGACGAGATTTTGCTCCCATTACGGTCTCCTCCACGGTGGGGTGGTAGGGGGGGCGGGCGGTGGAGCAACAGGTAATATTTCGCGCTTCTCGTATCCTTTTATGACGTTAACTAACTCACCAGTCTCGGGTCGCTGCTGATAGGCGACCTTAATAACGAGCGGTAAGTTGTGGAGCTCGACTGAATCCCTCGGCTGTAACACTCCTACCGCTCGACAGATAGCCGCCAATTCAGCTTGCGCCATTTTGACGGCGAGTGGATTCGGGTGATCGACGTTGAGACGTACCCAGAGCTGCCGCCCCTTATATTCGCCTTCGATAATCGTAAAGACCAATTCCAAAAAATTCCCGGTACCAGCTTTATTCGGCTTTAAATCCGAAGCTGTGATCATCGCCAAATAACGACCTGGCGGAAGTGGTTCAAATGGCGCAAGCGGCTCAATTAGCGACGCATCAAAATTACCGAGATGTACCATGCTTCACTCCTTTCGGTTGGTTGTGTTGACTGATCGCTCCAATAAACGCTGACCACGAAAGTGGTAAAATCTCGGAAATGCCGTATCGGTTTTTCGCCACCAGTTGAGGCGTTTCGTGAAGTATCAACTCGCGCTCATGTCCTACCAAACGAATCGCGCCTACAAAATCCGACCATTCGATGATTGTATTCGCCAAGTCCGGATGAATTTCCGGCGCGGATTTCTCGATTTCAATACCATCGATGGTGGTAATAGTACGACGGGTTGCGTGGGCCAGCAAAAGTACTGCAACACCTTGATTCACTAATCGATCTAACGTTGGTAGTAAATACTGATACACATAATTTTTTAACACCTGCCTACCGTTGCCATAACCGCCATGTGAACGATTTAGCGTTTGTTGCATACCGGTCGGTGTTCCATCAACGCCAGCGACTTGTTCCTCTATCCGGCGGAGCAACCAATCGACCGAATCAATCACAACCGTCTGATACTCATGGCCACCTGCCGCCAGCGCATCGAGCCATGGCTGGATTTCTCTCCACGTGGCTAAATAAGGAGTCCGGGCACATCGGACATGAGCGGCCCCGTTTTCACAATCAATAATAATCGGCTTATCAGCCGAAGCGCCGAACGTAGTTTTTCCGGCGCCCGGCGATGAATACACGATTCCCTTAGGCGCCCGTAAGTGAGGTTGACTAATAACCGGACCAGGTAAAGGCATACATTTTTCTCCTATAACTAGAGAGCATCAAAAACGCGACACTTTTCGTAACCACTGGGCCAAATATTGGTAGCCATACATTGACGCAAACGCTCGATCGCCGCCTCATTTTCGCGGCGCGCCGCCTGTAAAATGTGGGGATGAACCAACCAGACGCCACATCTATATGGCTCTTGTTTTTCGATCGCAATCAAATAGACTGCTAAAGCGCGATTCGCTAAACAGGAAACCGATTGTAACAACACGGCGTGATAAAATGCAACCTGATAAATATACTGAAAACGCCGGGCATCTGCTTCAAACCAGTCCAAATTATCGCAAGTTTTTAATTCCACAATGCCCCGGTCCAAATTGAGCCAGTCGATTCGGATTTGGACTGGTACATGACAATATTCAGAACGCACGACGGCTTCTGGTGCGCCATTAGTTAACAAGTCGCACGCATAGGCGTGATTCCACACACCTTCGGCCATGCGTTGAACTAGATCATGCTGCTGAAACGTTAAGACCGGTTTCCCTTGAGCCGCCGCCCACTCTAAAAACGTTTTGGTTGTCGGCCCGTAGACCTCGCCGGTCTTCGGATTGATTGGTCCCCCGACAGCGTATTGATTCTCAAAAACATGTAAACCCTCTAATACCAATGTATGTAGAGCACGCCCAATGAGATAAGCCGGCTTTTCCTCATCTTTGATCAATCCTAATTTCTTTTTATAATACAATACAGGCGACCGGCGGAAGTCGGCTAGTAAATGACTTGTTAAATATTCCGTCTGTGCATGATAGATGTGGTCCGGTTCACCCAAAATAATTTCGGGAGGCCACGGTTGGCCTGGAGATCGCCATGGCGTCGTCGAATCCGGAAACTCGGCTTGAAGATTGTGTTGATTTTGCCAGCGCTGATTTTGTCTCCACCACTGTTGTCGCACTCGATTAAATAGTCGACGCCATTCATCGTCACTTAAATCTTGTGATGCATGTTCACAGACACTCTGCCATAGCGTTTGTTTCAAATCTTCACGATCGTTCGATTGTAACGGTAAGCAACCGGGTGGCGACTGGCAGAACTGTTCGACTAACGGACGTAATTTCTCGAAAAGCATAGTATCGAGCGGTGACGGTAAATTAGATGCCGATGTTTCCATTGCGAATCTCCTAATAATGATTTATCGTCCTCCCCTCTATTGGTATATACATTCATGCGAAAAATTTTTCAAATTTTACAAATTTTATGCGGTATGAATAAAAATACCCCCTATTCAGCCTGATAAGACTAAATGGGGGGTATCGCCATACTAACACACGATCAAATAATGAGACAGAGGTTATCGGCGCATTACACTACCGCGTCCATGTGAATCTTACTATTCCTGACACACCCAATATCGATACCTCCGCCACCAACCGGGGTGAGCTCGTAGATAGGGTTCTGCAACCAGCCAACGGCCACGGCGACAGAAATAGGCGTATGCCATTAAATTCTGTAGATATTTATCACCCTCGGCGTGGGCTGCCTCGTAAAGCAGGCGGGCCTCGGCAGGAGGCCAAGGACACTGAAACACCCTACTCGCATACAGGACGCACGCCTCGCCTTCGCGCCAAATCGTCTGCTCCCTGTCCCGCCATCGCCCCCTCAAGTTCAAGGCGGCATATAAGGCGCAGAGTAAACTAGAATATTCTGGCGCAAAAGAGATTGGATGATTTTGATTCCACCCATAACTACAAGGCTGCCAACCCTGCCGCACTGTATTGGGCGGTGGTGGTTCGGGCTCCCAACTATCCCAAGCCGGATCCCACTCCAATGGCGGCAGCCAGCGGTACCACGCGCCGCCAGTTTCGCCATTCAGTTCCCATAGCCGAGCACTCCGAAGGTCGCTCATGGCCGGTGGTATAGTGGGTCCTTCTGGTGGCGCACAGGACGCATACGAGCGATATCCGCTCTGTGTGAGCCGCCTGCCCTCTTTCGCGACCCAACGTTCCAATGTGCTGCGCCCACACGCCAACGAGGATATAGAATAATAGTATCCATCGGGCGCACTGGTCCATAATTCCTGCCATGTATACGGTTTATCGCTGAACGGCATACCACAATTCCTTTCGCCGGCTACAGCATTTACTTTCGCTACCCGGCCGGCTTACGGCTAGCGAATCGATGTATTGAGACTCATTCCTAGCGATACTGATCGAAAATACGTTGCGCTTGCTCATCACCGTGTTGAGCTAACGCCGCTAGTACATCCTCAACTAGCGTTTGAGCGTCGGCGATCGAGAGCACAAATTGCGTGACTGGCCCCTCGGTTCCGCCAAACGCTATAACGACCACCGGTTTATTGTCGTACGAGGGCAAAAAACCGGCTTCGGCGGAAATAAACTCTTGCCATTGGCATGCGAACCGCATAGTACGACCTCCGTTCCACGCCCCCCTGCCCGGCTGTGTGTAACCGGGCAGGGGGAAAGAGGGATAAACGCTACCCGTTCAGCATTAACGCTAATCCCGCAGCAGGTTGCCGCAACCTGCTGCCGCCGCCTGCACGGCAGCGATTTGCTGTTCACAGAGCGCGGCCGCTACCATCGCCTCTAACCAGGCGCTCGAAGCGCCCTTGAGCGACGCGGCGAGCCGCCATTCTTCAAGTGCTAGCTCACGCAGAACGGTAATTTCCACGTCGGAATCAATGGTGTCGGTGGTAACTGACCACCCGCGCTCTTGCAACGCCGTCAATACGGTACGGAGTTCGTCCGTCATGGACGGCTCGTAATACACCTCATACGCATCGTCACGCTCTAAATCGATCCGGATAACTTGTCCCATAGCTACACCTCCTGTGTGCCAGCTACCACGTTACCGCGCCTCTAACCGGCTGGCGTTCGGTTAAAAGCGCTATCCCGTTTGATATTGCGCCGGTACTGACTGAATCAATATGTCTCGCACGTCCGCAGGACACTCCTCCTCTCACAACGCAAGCCCAATATTAGAGTTGATATTCGCGCGGAATCACGCGTTGTAACGCCAGTTGGGTTGTGATCGGACACCGCGCTTCCACCCGTAAACCCAACTCGTCGAGTGTTGCGACAGTCTCATAACCATTGCGGATCGTGAGGCTCGGCCCCCACGGTTTATCGGCGTAGTAGACCTCATAACCCGGCAACTCCTTCTCGATATGGGCGCCAAGTTGCCGGGCGACGTCGGCCGTCCATTTTGGGCGCCGTAATCCATATTGCCGTATCCATTGCTGGATATAGAGCCATTCGTTACGGTCGGGGCGGAGCAAGATATCCACCCCATATTCCAAATAGCCCCATGTCGTGACTCGGATGGTGAGCGACCGCCCCTTCAACGACCATAACGTGACATCGTATACGCCGTCCTCCACCCGGCGGACCACAATCGCGATCCGCCATTTTGTGCACCACCGATTTAGCCGTTGCAGTTGCGCTTGAATCCATTTCGTTCCCGTAGGCCCTTTCATTATCGTCTCCTTAGACCCAACGCTTACTGCGGAATCGATACACGCGACCCTCTGGGCACCCCCTAGAGGGTCTCCCCCCTAGGGGGTGCCCTTTCCAGCGTGGGGCTTACTCATCGAACTCCCGCACACTAATATAGTCGTCTTCGAGCTCGTACCAGTCTCGAACAACGAGCCCTATAGGACCCGCATCCTCGGTCTCGAGCCAATCTCGGATAGATTTCGGCCCGACAAACAGGAGATAGCCGCGCTCATCGAATACCGGCCGCAACCGGCTCATTTTATACCGCCACACAGGATCATTCGACGCCTTGATCAGTTCCTTCTGAAGCTGCCGGAGCGCGCCCTGCGCTCCGTTGATAAAGGCCGCTCGGCGGATTTTCCGGGCGGCTGCCGGGGAGAGGTCAGCCTCTCGCACGAAGACCTTCAGCGACATGATTTGAGCTCGCGTCATAACAACTCTCCTATTTACGGGGTCCACACTTCTTTCGAGCCAAGACCGCCTTGGCTCCTCGCTTGTTTCCTTTTTTTTGTTTTCCTCTTTCTGTGTTCATCACTATTATAGCGTCTAGAGGGGGCGGCGTCCAGCGCCTTTAGCGGAATTTACAAAAATTTTACAATTGCGGCAACTAAGAGGGGATTTTCGGGCAGACTATACAACATATAGGGGGGGCATAGGACGCCCCCCCTATATATTGTATTTCACCCGCCCAAGTGTCCTGTAATACAAGATATAGGGGATGCTTCCGCCCCCTATACAATTAGTTGGGGGGAAACGAGAAAATGAACGTGAGTAGCGGCGATAGCCAGAGAAAGGGGGGCAAAACAAAAAATAGCATCCGCCCCGGACACCCCCCTACCACCCGCCTAGCTTTAGCGCGTACCTAGAGCGCCCCCCTACCAAAGAACTGGAATACCTTTTGCCAAGCGGCCCAGACCGTTTCGGGGCGGGCTAGGTTTTCGACCAGGTGTTTGCGGGCAGCGCGTGCGAAGAATTGCCGAAGGTCTTCCTCATAGGCCAGACGGGCCGCATAGTAGGCCATTTCCTCTTCTGTGTCGGCTAAAAAGCCAGTAAACCTGTGCCGAACCATTTCCCGCCAACCCCATTTATTCGGCACTACTAGAGGCACGCCGGTTGCCATGGCCTCTAGGCCGCTTCGAGGCCAGTTTTCCTGAGCGCCGCCATTGGCTTGCAGCATCACGTGCAGTTTGCCGATAAAATCTTGCGCCGTTTCCGCCCGGCTGGGCAAGACTTCCGCCCAGGAAGGTGGCGGACCAATTTTCTTTTCGACGTCCGGCCCCCAGGCCATGATTCGAGCATGTATCGGGTGGGGAATCCTCTCATAAATCCACCAGGTTTTCGGATGAAACTTATCCGGGGCCGGTCGACTGATACGGCCTACGACAAGCGGCTCTCCTTTTTTATGAGGCCGAGGCCGGAACGGCCACTCTTCCGTCATAAACGCCGCCCGGACTAGGTGCATCTGCTCTGGCCGGACGCCATACTGCGTCAACGGTGGTCGCAATACATCCAGTTGATATTGGCTCTGAAAGACATAGGCATCAAACGGGCCACGGCGTTCATAATGGCGGCGTTCGGCGTCGAACAGCCAACACATGCAACCGGCCCAAACAATCCGGCAACCTAAGTCTCGAAAGCGATCTACATGGGCCAGAAATTGGCTGTTGCAAAAACTGACCACAATACTACCTTTTAAGCCTGGCACATCAGCCAGTTTATCGGGGGTTGTTGTAATCGTTGGGTACCCCAGCAAATTCACACGATTAAGCCATAGGTTACACGGATTGCCCCAGGTAGGTACGCAAACGACCGGCAGGTTAAAACGGCGCCATAAAAGCAAGGTGTGCCAGCACTCCGTCCCTGCTCCGCCCACATCGCCTGGATAACCGATCAGAAAAATGCGGTTAGGCAGAGTGGTTTGCATTGGTATGTCCGAAGACGATTGGCTTGGCGGCTCACAGGTTAACACCATGGTAGTACCAAAATGCAGAAGCGAACGAACCGGGAACCACTGCGCAACGTAGCGGCGGAACTCCTCGGCATTCCATTCCCTGGCATGGTATGGGTTTTGGGGAGGTCCCAGGTCGTTAGGCCCCCGCACCCGGTCTCGATCCGGCGTGGAAAGGACGAGCTTTTTCCAACGGATCGTGGCGATATAATCCAGCAGCTGATCCGGATTCTGGAGGTGCTCGATCACATCGGCGGCCATCACGACATCGACTTCCGGGATCGGGCAGGGCTTCGATAAGTCGGAAAGAAGCCATTTCCGATCCGGATAGGTTTGCAGAAGGTGCTCATAGGTAGGGCTGGGTTCGGTACCGATGGTATCGAACTGGCCTAGGATGGTCACCAACTTGTAGCCGGACCCGGTGCCGATGTCGAGGACAGTCCGGTAGCCGCCGTCCAGCATAAGTTTTCGGACATACTCATAGACTGGCTTCTGGAACTGATCCTTCCAGGAGCGATCATCCCAGAAGTTCGGCTGATTTCGGGCCGTGTAATCGGATCGGATGCCGTAATTGGGTAGCCGATTCACTTGTCCACCTAGGTGTTCGACATTGCATGGAGAACGCTATGCCAGGCT